TCTGCCTGCCTGTTTTTTGCTTCGGCAAGGATAACGAGGAAGATGGAGCAGGCGAGCATCAATGAACTAATAATTAACTGCCAATCCCCTTCTCTATCAGGTAGCCTCATACTCCCACCTCCTGTTTTATTGGAACTACAACAGCAATAAGCTTGTCCTCTTCCTTCTCCCACTTATAGACCTCAAAGATGAGCTTGCCTTTGTTCAGCTCTACCTCTATCAGTTCAAGATGTCTCAGCCACCGCCAGCTGTAATATTGCAAGTTGATAACCGTGAAAACCACACCGCTTTGAAAACGAAGTGCTATATTATTCATATCTGCGTGCATCATTCTCACCTCCTCCGAGGGGGATTTCTCCCTTCCCTCTCGGCTTTTTCTATGAGTTTCTTTTTGAGTTCTGCTTTTTTGAGTAGTAGGCTGTAGATAGCTTCTTCAACCTCTTTTATGTCCTCTTCCAAGCTGTTGTCCTCATCCGCAAGGGCTTCTTCTGCGTCGTTTAGTTCTTTGAGGAGTTCCTTAAAGGGCACTTCCCTTTCTGCGGGGTATGGCTCCAGTCTGTAGCCGAGCCTATGGGCTATCTCTTGAAGCGCTTTGAAAGCAAGCTCGGGCATATGCTCGTGGATAATGAGTAGCGTGTCCGTTGCATAGGACAGAGGGTCCCTTCGGTGGAAGGGATTGTCCTCATCCATAGACCACGCATAAATAAGCTTTTCGCTCCTCTGGAGCCTACTTGCCAGAGGATAGGGGCTTTTCTTCCGGAGGAACTCCCGGAACACCCAGTTAAAGCTGGACTGCTTCATGGCTTCATACCTCCTTTATGGGATTTGGTTTTTTACTACTTTTAGGGCTGGGCGTAGGCTTGGCGCCCTTGCTTTCTACCCGCCGTTGGCTTAAAAACATCTCATACTTTTCTGGGAGGTCAGGGATATGAAGGGTCTCTGCAATTTTGCAGATGAGAGGGCGGGAGATTTTCCTTCCGTGAAGAACGTTAAGGAGATATATTTGATTGACTCCCAACTCAAAGGCAAGCTTCGCCAAGCTTATCCCCCTCTCCCTACTCTTCTCCTTTACAATTTCTCTTATGTTAAGGTTATCACCCATAGGGAATATTATATGCAATCTTGCACAAAAGTCAAGGGGTATGGTGGAATAGGTATGCAACATTACACAAGCGGAGAGATAGGCAACATTTACGAAAGGCTTAAATATCTAAGGAAAACTTTAGGGTTATCACAGGAAGAGTTTGGGAAAAGAATAGGGAAATCTTTGAGAACTATACAATACTGGGAGGCTGGCACAGTTCAAATTCCCGACACCGCTTTAAAACTCATCTCCTCCACCTTCAACGTCTCTTACAACTGGCTAAAAACAGGACAGGGGGAGATGTGGGAGAGGAAAGAAAAGGCATTATTAGAAGAGTTAGAAGCAAAAACGAGAGAACTCCTTGAGAAGCTTGTGCGCATTCCAGTTGTAGGGCGTGCGGGGGCAGGGTTCCCAGAAAGTCCTGCCGACATGGATGTGGTGGGCTGGGTTCTTGTTAGCAAAGAAACATTCCAAAAGGGCGGAAAGTTTTCAGTTCAAGTGCACGGCGATAGCATGGAACCAACTCTGCATGATGGCGATTTTGTGGTGTTTAAGACTTATGTAGGTGATGGGTCGGATATCCCGAATGGAAAGATCGTAGTAGTGCGAAATATTGGCGGAGAACTCATTGTGAAAAGGCTTGTGAGGGTAGACGGTGTAATGATGCTGACCTCAGACAACCCCAAATATCCCCCTATCCCACCTGAAAGAGCACAGGAAGATGAGTTGCGTATTGTGGGGGTAGCGATTAAAATAGTGAGAGAGATTGAAGTGTAGGAGGTAGGGGAAATGTTTCTGTTTTTATTATTGCTTTCTGTAGCCTTCGGAGTTGAAATCACAGAAGTGCTAACCTGCAGAGACCAGAACGGGAACATCGTAACAGTGAAAACAAAAGGTGAAGTAGTTTGTCCTGCTGGATACGAGCCTGTAGTTGTGGGGACCTATCCTGATGTGTTCTCCTTTATGCTAAAGGAAAAAAGATCTGAGGTTTTGAAGCTTTGCACCCCCCTTTACAATATATACTCCGCATGCTACGACGCTGGCAGAAGGAACCTGTCTTGCACCAGCGTGCGTAATTTAACCTTTAGCGTAAGCAGAGAGGAACTTGGATCTTTCTTTGATAGTGTTTCGTTAAAGATAGCAGACCTGTGTGAGGTTACGTGTCAAGAAGGTAAAAGAGATCCCAACGGCTACAGTAAAATGTCCTATAGCTACTTTTTCAACTACATCTGCAACAGATAGTTCTTTCGTTTTTCACATCCCACCCTCGCAAAATGCGAAAACAATAAAACTCCCCCTCTCTATATTCTCAAAGCATGAGCACAAAGGTCTATACACTTGGTAGAGGAATGCTACTTTTTAAGCCCACCGGAGAGACAGGCTTTGAAGACTTTGGCAACGTCAAAGACTTTAGCTTAACAGTCAAGACTGAAAAACTTGAACACTACTCTACTGTAAGCGGTATAAAAGTCAAGGACGCAGAAATAGTGAAATCTCAAGACTTCAATGTTAGCTTTGAGATTGACGAATTGAAAACTGAGACACTTGAAAAGTTCGCCCTCGCAAGCAGAACAGATGCAAACATCACTGCAGGGACTGTAGCGGATGAGGCTGTGGATGGTGTTAAACAAGGCTTTTGGTATAAGCTTGCACATGAGAAAATCAAAAGAACTCCAGCACCAGTCGTGACCGATGACGCAGCATCTCCTACCACATACACGGAAGGTACTGACTACGAAATAGACTATGAAGCGGGGGCAATATACATCATTCCAAACGGAAATATCGCAAATGGCACAAATCTAAGGATTGACTACTCTTACGATGCACTAACTAAGACCACACTTCAAAGCGGGCAGAAATATCAAATCGAAGGAACCCTCTGGTTCAAGGGTGACCCACCCAAAGGGCAGGTTTTAGATGTTATCGGAGACGTGTCCTTAACTCCCTCGGGAGAGTTAAAGCTTATCGGCGATGACTGGCTGTCTGTGAAGTTTGAAGGAACCTTTACCACAAAACCGCAAATAATCAGTAGAGGAGTGAGATAATGGCTTTTGGGTTTTATCTTGACGAGAATCTCACACAACCCACCAATCTGAATTCTCCGACCAACATCATTCTCAACACTGCGGGCGGTGGGGCATACATAGATATCCAGCTTTGGTTTGGTTCTCCGGATAGCAGTAAAAAATGCCAAGCCGCATCTTACCCGGGCGTAGACCAGATTACAATCACAATAAACGACACCAATCCTACCATCCACCAGCCCAATGCAACAAGCGGACCCTATTGGGTTTTAGCCCTCAATCAGTCTGACCTTGACACAAACACAAAAAACAACTCTATTAACATCGACACAGAAGTCCTCGGTGGTGTGGCGAACGCAAAAAGCTTTTGGCTACGCATATTTGAACCTGAGCAGGCACCTGCTATCTGGGAGGATTGGATTCTCACAACGAATGCTATTCTGGAGGTTAATGTATGAAGTATGAAACTGTGAAAAGCGTCAGACTTTCCGATGGCAGAGATGTGCAGGTAAGAAGTCTGACATTCAAGGACTTTATACGCTTTTCCGAACTCATATCTCAAGCCCTAAACGATATACTACAGGGACAATTAAAACCATCTGCATATTTGCAGTCCGCAGTCCCTTTTATGAGTGCGATGACTTCACTATCTCAAAGAGAAATAGAAGACCTCAAACCCTCCGACGCGTTGAAGATATTCAATGCTTGCATAGATGTGCTGAAGGAGGATACGGATTTTTTTACAGAACTGAAAGCACTGCTTCAAAAAGCGAACGAACTACTCTCGCAGAAATCATAGAAGAACTCATCAGTGCAAACCACCAAGCCCTTGACTACCCTCTCCCATTCCTTCGGGAGATTATGTCTTCTTACTACAAACGCAAGATGCGGGAGTGGAAGGAGTTTGTGTTCCTTGTCAAGCTTGCAGTATGGGGTTCAAAGGAAGATATAGACAGCGTGTTTGGAGAAGAAGAAAGCTTAGAAGAACTTTTAGAGGAGTTTGGCGATGGCAGTCAGTGAGCAGCTTGTATTAGAGATAAGGGCAGAGGTTGGACAGCTACGGGCACAGCTGGAGGAACTGAGAAATAGACTGCAGGGTATAGACACGAGATGGACTGCAAAATTGCAGGAAAACATAGAACAAAGCACGCAGTCAGCTAAACAGCTTGCAAGTCAGTTTGAAAGCATGGCATCTACTATACGGACAATAGCATTGTCTTTGCCCTTTGTGGGCTTTATCAAAGAGGGTATAGAGTTCAATAAACAGATAGAACAAGCAAAAATCGGCTTTGCAGGTATTCTCACATCAATTGCACAAATAAGGAACGAACAAGGCAGACTTATAGAGGGTGCAGAGAAATACGCAAACGCAGTCAAGCTTTCAAATCAACTATTAAATGAACTACGCATTGCAGGATTGCAGACTGTTTTAACCTTCCAAGACCTTGTCCAGATAGCACAAGGCATAATGGCACCGTTTTTGAGTGCAGGCGGTAATCTCAAAGAGTTTTCTCAGTTTGTGGTGCTACTCTCTAACGCAGTTGCTGGCTTAGGTCTGCCAATGAACCAAGTGGTTCAGGAGACCAGAGACCTCCTGATGGGCACTATTGATATGAACTCTCAGCTGGCGAGGTCTCTCGGAATAACAAATGAGATGGTCAATAGGTGGAGGGAGCAGGGGACACTATTTCAGGAATTAACTGCAAGATTGCAGGGCTTTCAATTTGCAAGTAAAGATGTGGAAGGAAGCTTTACTGGACTACTTGCTAAAGCTAAAGAAGTCTTCCAAGTCTTTGCAGGGATGGCTACCGCAAAAGTGTTTGAGGCTATCAAAAAAGACTTGGATGAGTTCGTGGCAAGGTTCTTAGTAGTCAAAGACGGGAAGATAGAACTTTCCGTGAAGGGACAAGAACTCGTAGAGAAGATTTCAGAGACACTAACAAATCTCTATAACATCATAGGCACGCTGGCTAAGGTAGCTGGCTTCATTACAGTAGAGTTTGGCGGGTTGATAACAAAAGCATTAGAGATCTATGTAGTGGTAAAAGCTGTTTCCGCCTTGAAGTCTGCTATTGAAGCCTTAATCGGTAGTCTTAGAACCCTTAGCACTGTGGGCGGAACCGCAATAGCGGGTTTGGGTGCTTTGTTCTCACGGCTCAATGTAATAGTTGCTACTGCACTCATAGGCTGGAACTTGGGGGAGATGCTCCGGGAGTGGCTGGATGAACAGACTAAAGGAGCTTTCACGAAGTGGCTAATCAGAATAGAGACATTCATTATAGACGGTATAAACAGGCTGAGGGTTTTAATCGGCAAAATCCCGGGCATCGGACGCTTTCTCGGCATCTCGGAGGAAGAACTACGGGAAAGCCTCAAGATTACGGCAAAGATGCGGGAGCTTGCGGAGGAAGATGCCAAGAGATACAAACAAGCACAGCAAAAAGCAGCAGAAGAGATAAGGCAAGCAGGACAGATAACCGCAGAGGTGATCAGAAAAGTCTCTAAACAACAGGTAGAAGAGATTTTGAAATCCCTCAAAGACCAAGAACAAACTATTGCAAAATTGCAAGAGATGAAGCAAAAACTTAAAGAAAGCCTGACCCTTGAGGATATTATGATTGCACTCCAAGACGAAGCTAAAGCATTCTCTCAAAAGCTTGAACTTTCCTTAGACACTTCAGATGTAGAAGACAGGATAGACACGCTAAAGAGAAAGCTTAGAGAACTGCAAGACTTACTCAAAGAGAACTTAGAAGATGAAGCACGCAAGGAAGTATTGAGAGAAATCTTGCAAACTGAACTTGAGATCGCCCAAGCAACAGTGGAAGGATATCAAAGAAGAAAGCAGGCACTGGAAGAATTTCTCAGGGACGCATGGAGTAAAGAACAAGAATACGCACGCAAGGTAGTAGAACTCACAAGAGAACGCAACAATCTACTCGCACAGCTTGAGAAAGAAAGACAAGACCTAATCAGCAAGTTTATTCCGAAAGAACTGCAAATCCAGCTCGGATTTACGACACGACAGGAGCCAATTACACAGGTAGCCAACATCTTAAACCTTGTCCAGCAGGCAAAAGACCTCGCAGGTCAAATACAACAAGCAATTGCACAAGGTTTAGCACCGCAACAGATAGAAATACTCAAAATGCGGTATCAAGACTTAATTCAGCAGGCGAGGGAAATGCTAAAACAGCTAACTCCAGAGGAACTCACACAAGCATTTCAAACCTTTCTCTCTATGCCCAAACAAGCGCTCACGGAAATGTTCGCAAAGATAACAGGAGACTTTGAGAAAGCTAAAAATATAGTCTCTCAGCTTTCTGAAATTTTGCAGAGAACTCCCACCGCAGATGGCGTAGACTTTGGGAGGCTGTTTGGTGCAACTTTCGTTGATTCTGTGATGAAACAGCTACAGCAAATTCAGACAAGCGTATCTGATAGCTTTATACAACAAGCAAGACAGCTTGAAGACTTCTATGCACAGCAGGTTAGTAAGATTTCTCAAATGATTATGCAACTTGAAAATTTGAAACCTCGCATAGAACTTGATATGAGCGCTGCGGAGGCACAGATAGAAAGCCTCAACGGCAGAAGGATAGTGATATACGCAGATATTGTGAATTCTCAGACGGGTGAAGCATTAAGCGTGAGGTGATAAGATGGCGGTGCAAATAGGAACTATAACACTAAACGATGCTTGGATACGCAACAAATGGGGCGGGCGGGCTTCTACTCCTGTCATCAAAAAACAAGCAACAACTCAAAGAATTAACTCCCTCATCCTCCCACCCTGCACAGCAAAAAGCAAAGAGGAGAGAAGGAGTGTTCTTTACGCAATTGACGGCACAGAATACATATCAAACTGCAATTCCGCAGTAGAAAGTTCGCCACCTTCGGGTTCTGTATCCGTGTATAGTTCCTCTCCGGGTTCTGCATGGGTGGGAGAGGTCATCTCAATTGTAGTTAATATGGAAGGTTTGCTTTTCAGAGCAATAGACATATACGGCAGGCTATACAGACTCACAGAATCAGACATCATCACAGTGAAAATCACAGATGAATACGACCGCTATGTGATGAAGTATGTGTTTTGTAAAGAGGACGGCACGGAATATTATAGAGGGCAGATTTCTCTCAATGTTCAGATAGAAGAAGAAAGCAAAGACAGTTCAGAAAAAGAAGTCGTCATAAACACTTGCACAAGTTCGCAAGCAAGGGCACTTGGGCTTATGCTTGGGACTAAGACTATGATAGCGGACGAGGATGTGTCTTTTTATGCGCTGATAACTGAAGTCAATCTTGAATATGTGGCGGGGGACATGGTGGATACTGCAACAAGGACAAGGCAGGGAGTGGATATTTACAAAGGGACAGTGAGGTTTGTAGTGCTATGAGTAGAAGCTATTTCTTTCCGTGTCTATTAGAGGGAGTGCCATTAGACAAAACAATCTCAGTTGAAATACATGCAAGAGAGAATAGCTATTTCAAATCTGCACAGATTGAGTTCATAAACTACACACCACCGCAGGAAATTACCATAAGCTTTGCAGAGGCACATCTCTTCCGAGGAAAGTTGAAAAACGCACAGCAGAAACCGTGCGGGAGAGTGATAGCATACTACGAAACGATTCTGGACTGTGTAAATATACAGCCCACTGTGGTTCTCACACCGTGGGCGTTCAATGCACTAACATGGGCAACATTGAGGCAGGCTATACTATGGTCTATTGCGGTTGATATAGGAGGGTATCCATGGCAACCCCCGCCATATGTGGTTTTCAGTCAAAGATTTGGAACTCCTTTCCCATACTACTTCCTCTATGACGATGTGGTGGGATTGGCGGGGGAGATTGCTACATCTTACAACCCGCCACCGGGATGGAGCCATCTCTATACGATCGTTAACTTTGAGTGGGTTTTAAGAACTGCGGTAAGGCTTGAGGCATCTAAGTATGCACCCGATGACCTTATCTGCTTGAGACTTGCATACATATATATCATTGATTCGTTCAACAACAGACCAGCCACGTGGGGGCACGCTTTAGCATCAGCGTTAATAACCAACAACGCAACATCGTATAGAGTTATAAAAGACGCGATAACCGCACGGGATGTTTTTCAAGCCATCGGAGGGGTGCTAAACACAGGAAGCAATGCTTTGTTTATAAAGCCGATAATAATCAAAGACGCAGGAGACATAATGCCAGTGTTAAGAAAATTCCCGCAGAACATTATTATCAAAGTTGACGAAGACGGACAGCTGGTCGGCACAGATGTGGAATACATTCAAAACACTTTTGAACTAACAGACTCTGTTGTGTTTGATTACACGCTACCAAAGCCTAAGCCCATTGCCATTACAATGAAAGCAGAGGGTGAGGGCTGGCGGTATAAGGTAGAAGCAAAAGATGAAAACTCTTGCCCGCTTGCTACGCTTGAAATCAATAACTCGGATGTGATACTTGAAAGTCAAGAAGACATAAACAGACTGCTAAGACACTTCAAGCTAAATCTACAAGAAAGAGGATATTTAAAGTGCGTGCTACTCCCGGAACTTGACCTCTACCACAAGATCAAGTTCAAGGGTAAAGAGTTTAGAGTTGTGTGCTACACGCACAGAATTACGAAAGATTATGCAGTGTCGGAAATAAATTTAGTAGAGGAGGTAAGTTGAATGTGCACAGGCGGAGTTGTTTCCAAGTGTTGGACCGAAGACATTAACATAGGGTCGTATATAACATCATGGCCCCCCCAACCATCACAAACATACGGTTCATACGGTTCACTCGAAGTATCCGAGGAGGTAGAAGAATGGTTCACGCTCATCCCAATGTTTGCTTACTTAGCAAATATGAGATACTTCAGATGGGGTGAAGTTTTAAAACCACAGCAATTCCCTCTTGCGTGGAGGGAACGTATTTTAGCCTATCCCTACCATACAAGAGAACCGAAGACCTTTTTTATGTGGTTTTATCATCCGAATGTGGTTGGTATGTGGTATACCCAAGCTCCTGACAGTGCGGACAGCCTTGGTTGCGCCGACTGGTGGGGTGTGCGGGACATCTCTCCAAACAACGAAGAATTACGAAGGAGATGGTGGGGAAATCCGCCCTTCTCTTCCCCAAAAGACTATCTCGATCTCTATTACTTAACTGCAAAATACATAGCTAACGAAAGGCGATGGGTTTTTTATGTTTTTGTTGTGAAGGTGAACCTCAACCTTTTATTCGGAAAACGGACGCCGCCATACATGCCGCCTCCTCCTTCCCTTGGGCTAGAAGATCTGCAACTTGTGTGGGATAAAGCAGAAGAAAGAATTCTGTATTTCTATGATTCTGAAACATATGGCTTAGTGGGTGATATGTATGTGCATGAACTCAGGTATCTACTTACTGTCTCCACTGATTTTATCATGTTCCGTGCAAGTAGAACAGATAACTACCCAATAATTCTTTCGCCCCTCAACCCAAGTCAGGACGCCTTCGCAGTGGCTTTCCTTTGGTGGTATCTAAGTTAGGGTTTAGGCATGAAGAAGCTAATACCTTACATAATCACTAAAACAACAAGACGCAGATTGTTTGCGACAGGACCCAATCCCAACATTTTTCATGTTTTTGATTGCGGAGACAGAATAATCAAATGGGGACAAGGTCTAAATATTTATGACATAAATACGCAATACATATTCCTTCCGCCACCACACGATTTTGGTAAGCCAGTCTCCGCCAAACTCCGCATCTTTGTAAACAACACCAACTACGCATCCGCCCGTCTCCGCATATACACCGCAAACTCCATACAAGCTAAGCTGAGAGTACAGACAGAGAACAAAGTCCAAGCTAAGCTGAAAATACAGACCGCCGGACCCGCACAAGCAAAGTTGTATATCTTGACACTGCGTGCATTCCCTCGCCCTCAAGCCCGCATACGCATTATTGCAGACAACAGCAATTACGCATCCGCTTTGCTTAGAGTAGAAATCAGAAAATACGAACCCGCACGAGCAAAGCTAAGCATTAAAACACGCACATATAACAGAAGAATTTCAATGCCTGACTACTACGCTTTCTATAACATCAACACCTTTGGCTTCCTTCCCTAAGGACCACGCAAAATAGGAAAACCCGCCAAGCCATTACTTCTATATTCCATCACTATGCGTATTACTGCAAAGCGGGTATGTGAGTTTTTACGCAGAATGCAAGAACTGCAAAATTGCAGTTTTCGGACAGAGAGACTGTCTGAAAAGGAAAAGCTTGTCTTCCTTACAGTGCAAATTTCAGACCAAGAATACGAAGGAGTAGGTATAAACGCCCGCTTGGCTTTAGAGGACTTGATGCAGAAGGTTTTGGAGGTAGAAGAGTGATGGAACAGCTTTTGACACATCCCGCAATTGTAGTGTTTGCAGTTTCCTCCTTTGTGGCAATCGTGATCAACTACGCAATCATAAAGACAACAATGGCAAGCATGATGAAGACTTTAGAACAACTTCAGAAAGACTTAGAAGAAGAGAAAGAAAAGAACGCAGAGATTGAGAAGATGATGCTTAAAGAATATCTAAGAAAGGAAGACTTCTTAGCGTTTCAAAACAAAGTAGAAGCACGCATGGAAATGAGATTAGAGAAGCTGGAGGAAAAAATAGAAAGACTTTTACACAAGCTGGAGGCTAAGCAATGAGAAAGCAAGTCAATTATCTCATTCTGAAGTTTTTAGAACAAGTGTATCCAGACAGCCTCACCGTGAAAATGATTGAAGCACTCCTTGCGGACTGGAGGATATTCACAGACAGCAAAAAACTGCTTGAGAAGAACATTAAATACTTACTTGAGAAGGGATACATAGAAGTGCTTGAGGTGGAATTGCCCACGCATCAGACAAAAATTCAAAAGCTGAGATTGACCGCCAAAGGCAAGGCTTTGATAGAAAAAGAGATTATTGATGAGCATGTGGAGGAAGTCTAATGGCAAGGAGACATTCTCTTGATAGATACCCAGAGGCAAAGGAATACGCAGTCAAGGAATACGAAAGAGGGAAAACCCTTAGAGAGTTAGAACAAGAAATAAAAATAAAATTCCCACAAGCCCAAGCCTCCCGGTCCTCAATTCACAGACTGATTAGAAAGTTGAAGCCTTTACTGGAACTCAAGAGAAGCGGGCTATTGTCTGATGAGGACATTGATACATTCCAACAGTCCCAAACCCTTGCTACACTTGCCACGGGCTTGCTTTTAGAGGTTATAGCGGAATGGCAGGAAAAGGGAGAGGTAGAGGATGCAAAGATAGATGCGTTAATGAGGCTTGTGCACACTGCAAGCAATCTCTCCCGTAGCAGTGCATATATAGAAAAGACAAAAACTCAGCTAATAGAACACACAGAGAAAGTGCTTGAGAAAGTAGCAAAGACTTTAGCAAAGCATTTAGACGAAGACCTTGCAAAACGCATCATAGCGGAGCTAAAGCATGAGTTATAAAGAGAAGGCGGTTAGCAGAGTTTTGGAGAGAGTTCTCATTTCAGAAGCAGACAAAGACAGGAAAGAGCGGGCAAGGAACGACTTTGCTTTCTTTTGTCAAACCTACCTTTCGCACATCTTCAGAAAGCCTTTTGCAGATTTTCAGCTGGAAATTATCAGTTTTTTAGAGAACCCACAAATGAAAAGAGTGGTGGTAGCGGCGCCAAGAGAACACGGAAAGACAAGCTTGATTTATCTGGGTTATGTGCTTTGGTCTATCCTCTACGGCAAGCACAAATTCATAGTCTGTATCGGAGCATCTGAGCAGAGGGCTAAGGAACAACTGGAGGACATCAGGCTTGAGTTAGAAAACAATACTGCAATTTTGCAGGATTTTGGAGAAGTCATTAAAAGGGCTACGGTGGAGAGAATAGACACAGTGCATACGACAGTGATTAGCAGAGGTGCAGGGCAGAAGCTAAGAGGTTTAGTCAAGCGTGGAGAGAGACCCGATTTAGTTATACTTGACGACATAGAGTCAGAAGAACACGCAAACTCTAAATCTTTACGGGACAAGCTGAAGAAATGGTTTTATAGGGTTGTAATGGGTTTATCTCAAAATGCAAAAATTTTTGTGATCGGAACCATCCTTCACTACGACTCACTCCTTAATGAACTAATCACGAAAGGGCAAGAACTGGGCTGGTTTGCTAAGAAATACAAAGCCATCACAGACGATGGCAAACCTTTACATCCTTACCTCTGGACATTAGAGGCATTGGAGAGGAAAAAGCAAGAAATCGGAAGCTACGCTTTCGCTTCTGAGTATATGAACGAACCCTTGTCCGATGAAGACAGGATTTTCAGACCTGAATGGATTAAGTATTACGAGGAGAGGTTAGATTTAAGCAAACTGGACATCGTAGCGGGCGTAGACCCAAGCACTGGCAAGGAAAAGGGAGACTATACAGCTATAGCGGTTCTGGGCAGGGATAAGGAGACAGGACACCTATATTCCTTATTTATATATAATAAGCGTGCCACTCCTAACGAACTGATAGACACCCTCATCTCCGTCCAGCTAACTTTTAAACCGTCTTTGATTGTTTTTGAAGAGGTAGCCTTTCAAGAGGTCTACAGAAAGCTAATACAAGAGATAGCAAGTAAGCGAGGAGTAAGCTTACCCATCCGGGGCATCAAACCTCACACTAATAAAGTCCTGAGGGCGCAGAAACTCGTGCCTCTCTTTGAAAGCGGACTAATCTATTTTGCAAAAGGACAAGAGGAGGCGATCAAACAGCTTTTAGAGTTTCCCTTCTCCGCACACGACGACATCGTAGATGCTCTTGTCTATGCAGTTATGGCGTTGGAAGAGAGGGCGACGGCTTTTCCATATAAGTTTTTAAAACTTAGATGGTTGTAGGAGGTAAAGCATGATAGATTACAAGCTTTGCTGGGATAGCTACACTGGGCTGGGTGGCTTTAGCGATGGTTCTTACCTTGTGAAGTATCCAAGAGAGACCGACGAAAAATACACACGCAGAAGACAGCTTGCTATATACCCGAACTTCGTTAAAAAGATTGTGGATACTTATGTGGGAGCCCTCTTCAGGGTAGAACCGCAGAGGGACTTCGCAACGAACACAGAATACGCAGAGTTCTGTCAGAATGTGGATTTACGAGGCACAGATATTGACGACTTCATGCGGAATATTGCAAAGCTTACCCTCGTATACGGCACCGTGTTTGTGATCGTGGATAAACCAAAAGCGGATGTGCCCACGAAGGCACATGAAAAATTGCAGGGCATTAGACCATACACAACTATTAGACTGCCCACACAGATACAAGACATTGAAATAGACAGCTACGGAAGAATTCAGAAAATCGTGTTCTCGGAACTGAATATGCTGAGAGAATTTACTCCGGGTGCTTGGAAAGTGCAGGTAGGGAATGAAACATACGAAGGAACAACGCCCTTCGGAGAGGTGCCCGTGGTAGCGGCGTCTTGGACAGACCCAATTTTGCCTACGGATGTAATAGTCCCTCCCTTTATACACGACATAGCAAGAGTTAGCAAAGACCTTTACAACGCAGTCTCAGAACTCAGAGAAATCTTGAGAAACTCTACATTTCCAATCTTGACTATTCCTATCCCTGATCAAATATCCGAGGAGAAGCTAAGAAACATCGTTATCGGAACCGAGAACTTTATCGGATACTACCCAGAAAAAGGCGGAAAGCCTGACTTCATTGCACCGCCAGAAAGCCCTGCGAAGGTTTATTTAGAATACATCAACACTCTTATAGACATGATCTACTCTCTTGCAAACCTTGAGTTTATTAAGGGCACGCAACAGCAAAAAAGCGGTGTGGCTTTGGAGTTTGAATTTCAAAACTTAAACAGCTTGCTAACTCAGATAGCACAGAACCTTGAACAATCGGAATACAGGATTGCGGACTTGGTAGCAAAGTGGGAAGGGAAAGACAGCTTCAAAGGGTCAATCATCTATGAAAAGGACTTCTCTTACAGGGATGTGGAGAGAGAGCTAAAGAAGGCAATGGATGCCTTGACTTTGAATATCTCTGCAACTTTTGACGCAGAACTGAAGAAATACATTGCAAGGATGCTGTTAGGTTCCGAGATTGACGATGCGACTATGCAGAGAATAGAAGGAGAGATTGACGGGCTGGAAGGTTTGGACAACCAAATGAAAAATGAACTCGGACTATGAACTGGGAACAAGTCCGCAAGCTTTTCTTGGAGTGGTTTCTCTCCGAGTGGGAGGAGACTGAAAAAGACTTTTCTAAAAAAACCGACGAACTTATAGACAGACTAAAAGAACAGGACTATCAAATAGACAAACAGACTGAAGAACTGCTTAGAAAACTTGCAGAAGAGTTATATCACAAAACCACAACACTTATCACGCACGTAGTGAACGCAGTCAACAAAACTGCAAAATTGCAGAAGGATGCCCTTGCAATGCAGATAGCACAAGAAATTATTAATCACCGATGGGATGACGGACTAAAGCTTTCTGAACGCTTTTGGGACTTCTCACAGCAGGCTATGGCAAGGCTGAAAAACACAATCATGGAGGGCATACGCTACGATAACGGCGTTAAGGCTTTGATGTATAAACTGCAATACACGATCGAGGCATTAGAACAGCAAGAGTTTGCAGTAGTGCTTAAGGAACAGCTCCCAAAGTGGCTAAAAGAATTTGAAGAAAGCACGAGAGGGCTAATCGTCAATGCGGAAAGCAGACAGGCTTGGGAGAAAATCAAAAGGAAGGTTGAGAAGTATATAGAAAAGCGAAGCAGGGAAGGGACATACTACGCGGGCAGGCAGTTATTGAAAGAGATTGAGGGCGCCTTGTTGGAAGGCAAGACGGAACTCGTGAATAAGGCGGTTAGGTGGTGGATATACGATAAACAACTTTACAGGCTAAAGACAATAGCTTGGACAGAGACTGCACATGCTTACATGAAAGCTTCTGTAGAGCTTACAAAGGATGAGGAGGAGGTAGTAGGCTATCAATGGAGGCTTTCAAGAAGCCATCCGAGAACGGACATATGCGATGTTTATGCGAATATAGACTATGGTTTGGGTAAAGGAGTGCATCCGAAGGACAAACTCCCAAGACTTCCTGCACACCCGCACTGTATGTGTTATTTGTTGCCAATTGTGAAACGGAAAGGGATGGAGGAGAGAGAAAAGCCTCATATCCCAGAGTCAGCATTAGAAAGCTGGGCTCCGAAGTGGTTGAAGAAGTATGCGGAAGAAAATGGGCTTAGTTTAGCAGACTTGTTTAACTTTGAAGAGGGAAGGTTTTTAAGAAGGCGAGAGTTAGGGCTGTCATAAACTGCAAATTTGCAGATTTTGACGAAGCCCGCACGGGCTTATTTATCGTGCGGGCAGTTTTTTTGGATGAAATATAGAAGTGTGGGTAGTTCGGAATATGCGAGAACTCTTATACTGTTTCCCTCCCCATCCACCACCCTTACGGGTCCCGTCCCCTCCCTTTCCACACGGAG